TGTCGTGCTGACTGGTCCGTCGGTCCGGGGCGTCCGCTGCTTCGGTGCCATTCAGGACTTCGACGCGAACCTTCAGGCTCTCGCGATGTTCCCGAAGATGTGGCGTTCGGACGATCCGTCGGCGACCTTCATCATGACGCAGAGCGCTCCGCTCATGGTGCCGGTCAACCCGAACAACACCTTCCGGGCGCGCGTCGTCGCCTAAGTCATGATCGGCGGGCTCCGGCCCGCCTTTCGCTTTCCCATCGCATACCCGAACGTCCGTTGTAACAGGAGAACAAGACAATGGCAGAGAAGCAGAAGGTGATCGCCGTCACCGTGATCCACCGGACTGTGGAGCCCGGCGAGCGTGGTGACAAGTCGAAGGGCATCCTGCCCAAGCGTCCCAAGATTCAGGTCATCCAGCCGAAGACCGTCTTCATGACTCGCGATCAGGACGAGTTCGACGATCTCATGGAAGCCGGTGCGATCCGCCTGCCCGAGAAGGGCGAGAAGGTCGCCGTGGACATCGAGAACATCGTCGCCGAAGACGATGCGACCACCACGAAGACTTCCAGCAAGGCGACCAGTTCCGGCAAGTCCGGGAAGACGGCCAAGCCCGCCTCCGGCGAGAAGGGATCGACCAAGACTTCGGCCAACGCTGGCACCACCACGCACGGCTCGACGGCCGGTGAGGGCGGCGACGGCAACGATCTCGTCTGAAGGCTCGACATGGGTCTTCGTGAGATCAAGACCAAAGCGCGCCGGGCCTTGCACACTGCGATGCAAGTCCCGGCGTCGTTTTATGAGACCCCGGCGGCGACGCCGAGGCTCATTCACGTTCGCGTCCATTCGAAGTGGATCGAGCAGGGCGATCTCAAAGGCACCAACCTGAATTACGCCGAGACCGAAGACCTTGCGCCGCGCATCGTCTTCGACCGGGCAGAAGTCGCCAACCCGCCCCGCAACAGCCTCGTGGTCATCTCGGCCGAGGAAGGCTACCGGATCGGGCAGACGGAGCCCGTGGACGGCATCACCATCACCGCAGAAGCAGCCCGCATGACGGCCGCCGAACTCTCCGGCAAGACACTCCCGGAGGATTTGTGATGGCGGACAATTGGGCGGTATTCGTCGAAGGTCTCGACGACCTGAAGAGCATGGACCGCATGAAGCCCGCCATCCGGCTCGCGGCCGCTCGCGCCATCAACAAGATCACTCGGGACGGACGGGTCGAGATCGCCCGCGACATTCGCGATCAGGTGCATTTCCCCGCCTCCTACGTCAGCCCCGGCCAGAAGCGTCTCTACGTGTCGCAGCAGGCCACCACGGGCAATCTGGAAGGCAAGATCACCGCGCGCAGCAGGGCAACGTCGCTCGCCCGGTTCGTGCAGGGCACGCCGCGTCGCGGGCAGGGCGTCCGGGTCGAAGTCCAGCCCGGTCGGTCGCGCTACATGAAGCGTGCATTCCTGATCCGGCTTCCGGCCGGGAACAGCGACGTGGACACGAAGTACAATATGGGCCTCGCGATCCGGCTCCGGCCGGGGGAGAGCCTGAAGAACAAGCGGGAAGCCCGGCTCTTGGAAAAGAACCTCTACCTGCTGTACGGCCCCTCGGTCGATCAGGTGTTCCGCGCGCGCGACGGCTCCGGCGTCGCGACGGACGTGGCCCCGAAGCTGGCAACCAACCTGTCGCGGGAGTTCCTGCGCCTCTTGGAGATTTGAGATGGCGACCGAGCCCGTCCGCCTTCGCATCCTGAAAGCCATGACCGTCGCGCTCAAAGAGATCACGACGGCGAACGGCTACGCCACCAACGTCGGCGCGAACGTCTTTCGCGGCCGCACGATCTTCGGAGAGAACGATCCGCTGCCGCTGATCTCTCTCTTGGAAGTGCCTATCCCTCTCGATCAGGTGCCCCCTCCCACGGACAGCGAGTTCTCGTCCGGCGGGTGGGAACTTATGATCCAAGGCTTCTGCGAGGACGATTCGGACAACCCTACGGACCCGGCTCACTTCTTCATGGCCGATGTCAAGAAAAGGTTGGCGATAGAGAAGCGCAAGGCATTGGAAATGTCGAAAGAGAAAGGTATCTTGGGTCTCGGCAACTTCATCACCGACCTGCGAATCGGTGCCGGTGTTGTTCGGCCGCCCGACGAGATTTCGGCCAAGGCTTACTTCTGGCTGACAATCACGTTGGATATGGTAGAAGACCTGTCCGATCCCTACGAGGATTGATCGCAAGCCGCTGAAACGAGGAAAAGTATCATGGCTACCAAGAATTACACGCTCGGGCGCGGAAAGGTCCACTTTTCCCGCTTCAAGGATGGCACGCAGGTTCCGGCGGGCTTCTTCTACATCGGCAACACGCCGGAGTTCAACCTGACCATCGAGTCGGAAACGCTCGACCACTTCTCGTCCGACGAGGGCATTCGCGAGAAGGACGACAGCGTGCCGCTGGAAGTCACGCGCTCCGGGTCGCTGATCACCGACAACATCGACCCGCGCAACGTCGCCCTGTTCTTCTTCGGCGAAGAGAGCACGGTCACGCAGGCGGCCGTCGCCTCCGGCTCCGAGACGCTGGAAGGCGTCAAGGTCGGTCACGCCTACAAGCTCGGCATCACCCCGAGCAACCCGACCGGCTACTTCGGCATCGACACGGCGGGCCTCTCGGTCGAGCCCGGCGGTGGTGGCACGCCCTTCGTGGCGGGCACCGACTACGAGATGTCCTACGACACGGGCATCCTGACGATCCTCGAAGGCGGGGGCATCGCCGACGGCGACGACATCGACGTGACCTTCGCGGTCAAGGCGTCCACGCGCGACCGCGTGATCTCCGGGTCGGAGCCGGTCGAGGGCGCGATGATGTACATCGCCTTCAACCCGAAGGGCAAGAACTTCGACTACTACCTGCCCTACGTGAAGATCACCCCGAACGGCGACTACGCCCTGAAGGGCGACGAATGGCAGCAGATTCCGTTCACCATCGAAGCGCTGAAGCCGAACTCCGGCGAGGCGATTTACATGGACGGCCGTCCGGTCTATTCGTAAGACCTTCCTCCCCGCTTTGGCGGCTTGCTCCGGGCTTCGGCCCGGAGCCCTCTCCCAACCATCCTGACATCGAAAGAGAGTGACTATGGGACTCAGAGACCTTCAGCTTCCGACCAGTACGGTCAGCACCCCCGGCGGCAATTTCGACGTGCGGGGGATTTCCTTTTCGGACGTGATGGTGGTCGCGAACACCTTCGGCCCGCAGGCGGCCATGGTCTTCGCCAAGCTCACCAACGGCCAGAAGGTGCAGGTGGACGACGTGAAGTCGGTCTTGGCGAACATCGCCCCGCAGGTGCCGGAACTCGTGGCGGGCGTCATCGCCCTCGCTGCCGACGACTACAGCCCCGAGGGCATCGCCATGGCCGGGAAGCTCAACTTCCACGTCCAGCTTGACGCCTTGGAGAAGATTTTCCACAACACCTTCCAGTCCGAGGCCGAACTAAAAAAGTTCATGGAGTCGATCATTCGGATGATCACGGGCGCGACGGGCGTTCTGGATCAGATGCGGCTCCCTCTTTCCGAAGCTGGCTTTGGGGCATCCGGCGGCAAGTAAGCCTGCTGCTGGATCACGGCCATCCTGACGCGCGGCTGTACCCCCTCGGGATGGTGTGGGACGAAAGTAACCTCGTGATTGAGCGGGTAAACAACGCTACAGTCACAGAAGCGAATCTTCTTCAGCACGCCATCGGCTCCGTGCTTTCCAAGAAATCCCGGACCGAGTTCACGAAGATGATTAAGTCCCTCAACGTCGAGACCCGCCCCTTCGACCACGAGGCCACCCCGGAAAGACTGCTGCCGCCGGGATACGAAGAGGAATAGAGCCATGGCGCGGAAAGATGTCGATCTCGTAATCCGCGCCAAGGACGAAGCCGCGAAGGTCGTCGATTCCATCACGGCGGCGATCAACGACTTCGTAGAAGCGCAGGGCGATCTCAACCAAAGCGCCGGGAAGACCAAATCGGCTCTCGGCGCTTTGGGTACGGCGCTGGCCGGGCTCGACAAAGAGCTTCGGGGCATTTCCGTTTCCGACCGGCTGTCGCAGGAACTCGACAAGGCCACGGCCGCGTCGGCCCGGCTGAAGGCCGAGTTCGACGACACGCAGAAGACGGCCCGCGATCTCGCTCGCGATCTCAATCAGGCGACGGCCGCCACAGACCGGCTGACGGCCAAGGCCAACGGCGCGGCGCAGGCGCAGCAGAAGCAGGCCGCCGCCCTCGAACGCTCGAAGAAGAGCCAGACCGAACTCAACGCGGCACTGACGAAGGCGACCAGCGAGCGCGACAAGCTCGTCCGCTCGGAAGAGCGTCTGGCGGCCGCCATCGGCAAGCAGGAAGCCAAGGTTCTCGCCGTCACGGATCGGTACGGCGCGCTGTCGGCCGAGTTCATCGCTGCGGCCAATCCGACCAAGACCCTTCAGAACCGGCTCGAATCCACCAGCGCGTCGCTGGATAAGCAGACGGCCAAGCTGGCCGAGCTTCAGCAGCGCTATGTCGAGACCGCGCAGGGCATCGCGCGGTCCAGCAGCACCATCGGCGATCTCGGCCGGAAGCTCGACCAGTCGAACACGGCGGTCGCCCGGCAGGAACAGGTGCTCGCCAAGATCACCACGAACTACCGGGAACTGGACGCGGCGGCTAAGACGGCCGGGCGGAACCAGAACGAGATCGCTGCCGCTGCCGACAAGACGGCCGACGCGCTGGCTCGGCAGGGTCAGCGGATCGAGCGCGCGGAAGTCGAACTCGTCCAGCTTTCGGCCGCCGCCGGTAAGGCGGATGCGGCGCTGTCCGACCTTGCGGCACGGTCCGGCACGGCTCTTCAGCAGTCGTTCGACAAGCAGCGCCGGGCGATGCTCGAAACGAAGCGCGAGTGGATCGAGTCCACGCAGGCCGCCGGGCAGCTTGCCGCCGAGATCGGCCGGGTGGGCGTGCCGACGCGCGAGATGGCCGAGGCGTTCACCAAGGCCCGGCAGGCGGCCGCGCAGAACAAGCAGGAGTACATCGCGCAGCGCGACGGGCTTCACCAGCTTGGCGCGGTCATGCGGCAGACGGCCACTGACGTTGAGAGCCTTCGGGCCAAGCAGGCACAGTTCGCGCAGGTGCAGGCCAACACCGGCAGCGCCATCGCACGCATCCGGCAGGAAGCCTCGTCCTCGGCGTCGTCCTACAGCCTTCTCTCGGGCAACGCGCAGCGCGCGGGCATCGCGATCCAGAACGTCGGTGCGCAGGCCCGCACGGCCGCCGGGACGACCGGCAATGCAGCCCGTCAGACGAACTCGCTGGCCGAGGCGTATCGGAAGCTCTACGGCGAGAGCCGACAGGCCCTCTCGTGGACGCAGCGGCTCCGTGGCGAGGTTCTGTCGCTGGTCTCGGCCTACGGCGGCTTCTACGGCGTCATCAACCTCCTAAGCCGCACTGTGGACGCCTACAACACCTTGCAGGCGGCGCAGGCACGGTTGAGCGTCGCCAACCGGGGCGACTTGCGGAAGACCGGCGACGATCTGGACTTCATCCGGCGCAACGCGGATCGGCTTGGCGTCGAGTTCGGCTCGCTGGCGACCGAGTATTCGAAGTTCGCCATCGCCACGCAGGGCACGGCGCTGGAAGGCGAGAAGACCCGCAAAATCTTCATCTCGGTCGCCGAAGCGGCGCGCGTCAACAACTCGTCGTTCGAAGAGCTTCAGGGCGTCTTCACGGCCCTGACGCAGATCGTGTCGAAGGGCGCGGTCCAGATGGAAGAGTTGCGGCAGCAGTTGGGCGACCGACTGCCGGGCGCGATTCAGCTTATGGCTGACGGCCTCGGGGTCGGCACCGACGAACTGATCAAGATGATGCAGCAGGGGCAGATCACGTCTGAAGCCCTTGTGCCCTTCGCCGAGGAACTGGACAAGCGCTTCGGCCCCGGTCTGGCGAAGGCCCTCGGCAACACGACCACGGCTCTCGGGCAGTTCAAGAACGCTGCGTTCCAAGCGCTGATCCAGTTCGGTCAGGCGGGCTTCATTGAGAAGTTCACGGACCTGCTGCACGATCTCACGGACACGCTGAAGTCGGCCGAGTTCCAGTCGTTCGCCGCGAAGATGTCGCAGGCGTTCGGCGTGCTGATCGACGTGCTCGGGCTGGCCGTGAAGAATTTCGACCTGCTGGTCATCGCAGCGTCGGCCTTCGCGGGCATCAAGCTCGCGCCGCTGATCCTCGCGCTCGGCACGCAGTTCCTCACTCTCGGCACGCGCGTCCAGCGTGTCGGTACGATCCTCGGGGCGACCGCCACGGCGATGCGGACCAGCACGACGGCGGTGGCAGCGACGACCACGGCCTTCCGTGGGCTGACGCTCGCGATCCGGGCGCTGGTCTCGTCCACCGGCATCGGTCTGGCGATCACCGCGATCTCGGTAGCCATCGGCTATTGGGCGACGCGCGCCGACGCCGCCACCGAGGCGATGACGAACCATCAGGCCATCGTCGATAAGGTCAAGAACGCCTACGACGCGGCCGGGGGATCGGCCGAGAAGTTCGCCGAGGCGATCAAGGACATCACGGCGTCGCAGGCCGTGGACAATCTTCAGAAGGTCCGCGACGCCCTACAGTCGATCCGCGACGAGGCCGGGGCGTTCTTCGACTTCACC